TGTAAGGCACGACTGACTTAGGGGGGAGAGGTACATCTAGAGATGGCGTTAGGAACTGGAGATTGACACGAGAGTTCGTGAAGGCACCGACTGTGCTTCCAGTGTTGTATTGAATGTTATAGAGGGACATCGCACCCGCTGAGTATTGGTTGCCTCCATAAGGCGCTGAGCGGATAACACGGCTGGGGTTTTGCAAGTTCATTACGAGCTGGATATTCTGGCATCCAAAAAGCCCAGTGTCCCACTCGTGAATGTCGCTAAATACAAAAGGAGAGAGAACAAGCTTCTCCGTGCTTGTGAAGGATAGCCAGATAGTCCAGGTGTAGGTTGTTCCAGATACCAAAGATGAGCCTGATGGTAGAGAGGGGAGTCCATAGGCACTGCTGACAGTCCAGGGAATTGATACACCAGCACCGCCACCCGCTAGAGTGGCTGAGTATGTAGAACCGGGGGGGGTATAACCGGCTGCTAGAGCTGAGCCGTTTTGCTGAGTGAAAGCCAAAGAGGGAAAGGCACCGTTGGGGACTTCATCAACATTGTATGCCTGATCATAGCCCGCTAGAACGGAGTTTCCGGCGAGGAGTGCAGATGAGTAGTTCTGAACCCTGTCCAACATCGTAGGGCAAGTGCGGATAAGGCGATTCTTCTTGTAATCCGTCATACGGAGAACCTGCGGTAGAACATCCTGAGAGTTAATAGTCACCGTTGTGTCGTTAATTGTGGCAGTCATTGTCGTGGTGAGGCTCTGGAGAGGAAAGGGGCATAGGGCAGCGTTGAGGCCGGGTGATACAAGGGGAATTGCCGCCGAGGTTAAGACGGAGGCATTCGCTGTAAAGGATACCTGCGCCTGGAGGAAGCAAGTAGAAGTCCAATCAACACTTCTATCAATAAAGACGTTCTCGGACGGCACGAGGACGTTGTAGGTGTGCTGACTGGTGTTAGCGGCGATAGCGTTAAAGGGTGAATTCGTCACAGAGAGAGCGCCCTTCTCTACTGCATACCGGGGGCGGGACTGGACGATTCTGTCATCAAAGACGGCCAACTTCTCAATATCGGCGGACATTCTATACTGGGGAATTAGAAAGTATTTTTGACACACGCACGAGTCTATCCGATAATCGGGGGGACTCGTGGGACTCGGGGGACTTTTTACAGCGCCGGAGCCTAGACTCCTAGTTGTTTTCTGCGGAATAACAGTTTAATAGTGACGGATGAGCCATTGACTAATCGGAGGGGGTACAAGTTGTTATCTAGACGATTTCTCCACCAGCACTGGAAATCAATCGATTGAATGGGGCCTGTGGAATTTGTAAGGCTTACCATTCGGTATTCGCCCGGGGCTTCATAACTGAAATCCTGCCGCCAGTCTTGCCCTCCATTGACTTCTTGAATATTGATATCGGCTACGACTTGCTGGAAGGCTGCCGGAGCTACTGCATTATCTTGCCCTACATTGGAACCTCCTACAACACCTGGGGCGCTCACTTGCTCTGGGACTACGGGTAGAAGACTGGTTGTCACTACGAAGCTCTGAACAGGACTCCATCCTGATACACCGGAGTAGTCTTGTTGAGAAAGAGTTGGCACTCCGAGTGTGGAACTAATCAAGAATGTTCGCCCGCCTGTTTGGTTTGTGAAAACACCAGGGAAATTCGGTATTAGTGTCTGGAGATTGGAGTTAAGGTACAGATTGAATGCTGTATCAATATTGTTTATAAAGAAAATGGGATTATTGGTTCCAGAGTTAATAGAGAAGCTTAGCTTTGGCGCTACACCTATGCCGCCGGGGCTACCTGCTGCTATCCATGCAGCGGACAATGCTGTATTTACCATCTTACAGAAGTTTGTATATGTATAGCCGTAGTAGTAATCTGTAGCTAAGTCCTGGGATACTATCGGGAACTGAGGCACCGGAGTCGCAACATTCTCAGGAGTCCAGATTAGATATACTTGAAATGTATTAATAGTCACTGAATATACAGTTAAATTAGGGTTATTCTGAGGGCTACCTACATATAAGTTAGCGCTATTGACAGTATAAGTTGTATAAGTGACACCCCCGATAGTCACGGGTGCTAATGTACCATTTAGTACATAAGTGAGGGGTTGTCCAGGAACAACAGGATTCTGTGATACAATCGTTAGAGGAAGTCCTATTGATGTGTATTCTACAACCACGGGGACGGATGTGGGGGGTGATGAGGGTAATGTAGCATATCCTGAGCCGAATAGAGCCTGTCCTACTACTAATGTGCCAGATGCTGCATTTGTGACGGTTAGAGTGTTGCCTGATATGTTTCCGATAAAGGAAGCTAATACAGTGGACTGTTGGATTCGGGGAATCCATAAAGGGAGATTTTGCGTGGCTCCTGAAGATGCCACTCGTATGGCTGTCATCATGTAGTCGTCGGCATTGGAAAGCAAAGGGAACTGACGGGACTGATTACTAACCATCTGCGGATCCACCTCATATCCTATCGGATCCTCTACATTGTTGTTAATTACATCAGCAGAGTAATATACACAGTCAGCGTCGTTGTTCTGATTGCGTTGCCCATATTCCACAGTAGAGTAAAATCGGGTTGCCATTCTACAGGTTATGCAGAAAGTTTATTTATGAAGAATGCGAGATGTTAATTCTGTGACAAACTCGTCGGGTGCTACGCCGGAACCCATAACTATTTTAGTATATTCAGGTAGGCTCAGCCCCCCTAATAGTAGGCGACATGCACTATGCCGCCCACAGGTATTTGTATGCTCACCCTCCTTTTGAAAGTGATGAGGATTAGAATGGATTTTGTATCCTGACTCCTTTATCATCCGGGAGAGTATAGGGACATCTTCTCCCAACTCTTTCAATTTATCAGGACTGAGCCATTTACGCTCCCCATCAGGGCTATAGCCTCCATACGGATCAAAGTATTCTATAGTCTTCTTATTATCATCTTTTATCATGCATACCCAGTGTCCGGAAGAGTCATCCGTGGTTAGATAGAGCATCATGGCTCTGCCCCATTTATCAAAAGCATCGTGAATAGAAGACATGTTATAGAGTTCAGGGTATTTGAATAGCTTAATACCGTGGACTATCTTTTCAATATCTGTGTCGGATAGCGAATAAGCTTCCTGCTCGGCTGTACCACCTTCTAGCCCTGCACCATAAGAGCCTTTACGAATCTCTGATAATAGAACAGCATTCTTTTGTTTTTTGGCTTGGGTTAGGCTTAGCGGATGATTGGATAATACCTTTCCAGAGCGACTAACAACGCCATATCCTCTTTCCCATGGGACAATCATATATGGCATTCTACTATCGGCTCGGCAAAAACTCTGTAAAAAGTCCCCCGAGTCCCACGAGTCCCCCGTAAGCGTCCATTTTACTGAAAAGTAAATATTACCATTTAGTATAATGGATCCTCGCTGTATGAAGATTGCGCAGATGGAGAAGGGGTTCTATATTAAGGAGATGGATGGCAAGTTTGGTTTGCTTTGGGTATGCGAGAATGGTTTTAGCAAAACGATAGTTTCCGGCGAGGAAGCTGCAGTAGAGTGGCTAGTCCAAAGGGGTTGCCAGGTAAGTGAGTATGCTACGGATGAGCAAAAGGAGAAAGCTAAGAAGCTCAGAATTGACTGGCTCAAATCATCCTTTGGCGAGGCGCATCCCTCATATAGCGTAGTTCAGCCCGGCGCTGTAGAGGAGACACAGCCTGTTGCAGCCCTTGATAGTGTCCCGTGTAAGGATACACATCTCCAGCCATTCCCCGCCGAATGTGCCGATGAATCCGAGGTGCAGGGATACGAGCCAGTTGTGACTGACGAAGCATTGTTTCCCCCTGAAGACTTCCTATCGCCATCTGTCGTTCCTGAGGAGATAAGTCAGATGATGCAGTCAGCGCATCCAGGACTAACCTACAGCGTTCTAAAATGTTGAAAATCATACGGAGACGCTTCTTCCTGTCGGCGTTGAGAACAAACTGGGGATTTGCGGTACCGAGAACCTGTACTGTTGTAGCTAACATATCATCTACATTTCGCAGAACCGTAGTAATTAGATTTTGCGGGATGCTCCATCCAGCCTTAGTAAGATTCTTAAGAAGACTACGGGCGGCTGCAACAGTTTCTGATTCAATATTCCCAGTGCCGAAAGCATCATTGACGATATCTATATCCTCACCGAGCTGGACTACAATCTCATCATTCTCTGTTAAAGGCTCCGGCTGAGGCTCTTCATACGGCTGGTTCTGAGCAACAGCGTCCCTTTCATTTAATTCATTAATTCTAGAACTCAAGCGAGATGCCACGAATTGTCTTCCCGCTAGTGTTCGCATAACACCACCGTGCAACCCTCTACCCGCCAGAACAGGAGCACCCTCTATAGTCGTAGGGGTACCACCATATCGTGCGCCCCCTTCGCACTCCATACAGCCCCCATGATTCTGTAGCATAGCACCATGAGTCATTTGATTGATTCTGGCTCGTTGGCGACTTCTTTTAATTTCATCCATTTGAGCTGCGATTTCGCCATTCTTAGATTTGTGATAGATTTGGTTGTCATCGGCGAAGCCATCCTCCGGAGGCCAGGGCGTAATCACCCAGCTTGTGGATGCGCCCCCTACCATACCACCATCTCCGGACGGGAAGAACGATAAAGGGGTTGTATAATATGCTGTGAAATCAGCGGGGAACCGAATCTCAGGATACATTCGTGGGAGCGATGTAGGCATTGTCATCTTGACACTATATTACATCGCTAGAAAAGAACTAATACAATCCCTCCGCCTTTACGATTTTTGAGGCTTCTGGGAGAGATACGCCACGCTCTCGCATTATTCTGCCTACAATCTGCGCACGAGCATTTGAGCGCCCCTTGAGTCCGTGCCGGGGTTTTGCTGCACCCTCCGCACGAGCCTTACCCTTCGTTAATAGAGAAAGGGTTGCGTAGTCGGGAGAGGCTGAGCCATATACACGGTTCATAGCCGCTGAATGACGGCTCTGCGCACCTATTGCGTCACCGAAAGGAGATAGATTAGCCCCCATTTGTGCTAAGCGGCGACGAGGGGTTTCCATAGCGAATGCGCCACCTCGTCCACGCCCTAGCGCTTTCTCTCTGAGCCCCTTTGCAGCCTTCGCATTTGCGGCTTCTACCAGCTTTTTCATCGCTGGGGTGAAAGTATTACTAAAAGGAGGATAAACCTGCTGGTTCTCTAATTCCTTAGCTGTAAGCAAATCTCTATAACCAGCACGTCCAATATCTGTCAGAGCCATAGTTCTTGATGGTTTTGCCGTAGATGAATAGGGCTGAGACTCACGATATACAGTTCTCGGCGCTACAAAAGGACTACTCGCACTTCTGGCTGCAGGGGGTGCTGGAACTCTGGCTCTAGGAATATCACGTCCCAGTGCTGCCTCAGTCATAAACTTAGGGTTGGGTTTTCCTGGAGCAGCAGTTGTCATGAATGTAGGCTTCGGGGCGTTGTAATCTTTTATGAACTTTAATCCGTTGGATGCAGTTGAGGCGGCATCTTTGGCTGCTCTTTGCTCACCATATTTAGCCAAACTTGTCGCCCGGTTGGCTAATGCACCTTTAGCGCCGTTATAAGAGCCGTAGGCATTGAGGGCATCGTCGTATGCACCCTTAAAATCTCCTTTCGCTGCGTGTTGCACAGCAGCTATACCTGAATTCACGGCAGCTATACCATGAGCTATGCCTCTAGCTCCCTGCGCACCTGCGATAAGTGCTTCTCCAAAAGGTGGGGGTATCGCAGGGCCAATAGCACTAGCAACTGTGGCTACAGTATCTACGATAGCTGTAGCTTTGGGGATATACTCTTTGCGGAGTTTTGAATCTGGATCCGTGAATTCATGGGCGACTTTACTTCCTAATGCTTTAATGCTGTCCCATAGCCCAGAGCCGTGTAGGGATTCGTGCATCATGTACGAACGGGGAGCACCCGTCTTTGTGAAAAAAGGGGATTTACCGCCACGCCAATCCATCATCAAGGCACGGTGAGCATCATAAGGATTTAGCATAGGTTCCGCTGAACCGCCACTTAGATGCTGTTTGGCTATCTTCTTCCAATAGCTGATAGGATGTAGCTTACCGGGGTGTTCTTCGTGGGTGCGACGCTTACGCCCGCCTACAAGACGATTGATATCGCCCATACCATTCCCTGTGACGGGTGAAGAATAGCCGCCTTCGCCGCCTACCATACTATCAGAATCAGGCATTGAATCAGGTTGATACACTCTTCCGGATCGAGCAGCCCATACATCATTGCCTCGTAGTTCAAATCTAGCAGCCGGGCGTTCAGTCAAAGCTCCCGCCCGTTCCTGAATCTTGCCTCGGATATACTCAGTCTCCATAATACTTATCATGGGGATTTTATTCTCCGAGAAAAACCTTGTGTTCCAATAGAATGCCGAAAGCACGAGGTGGTGCTGATGTTGCAGTTTTGACTTTAGCCGACACACCCATGGAAGAAATCAAGCATCAGGAGGAAGGAATCGCTGTCAAGAAAATGCCTTATACGGCGCTGAGAAAACCTTTGATGGATTCATTGAATCAATTTCTACAACAAAAGCCGACAGTCCGGGCGATTAACCAATTCTTTCGGGATTGTTTAGAGATTTATCATGCTGCCTCAATAAAAGCTCGTGAGAAATTAGATGCTGTCGGAGGGCAGACATTAGAAGGTTTTCACGCATGGATACAAGAAGGATTTACGAAGCGTGGAGAAGAAGCTCGGCAGTGGGCTGCGATGGCGAATCATGTGACTATGTCTGGAGGAAAGAAAGGCGGCAGAGCGCCTTTACCTAGTGATGCTCTAGAGGGTGATGCTCCTCCACCGCCTCCACCGCCTCCTGAGCCTCCTGAGAATGATATAGGGAATGTACAAGGTTGGATTGCGGCTTTACAACAGGCTATAGTTGTTATACATGATCCAAATGCGACTGTTGCTGCATTATTTAATGCTTTAGAAGTTATAGAGGATTTGGCTCCTGCTCCTGGGCAGAATCAAGAATATCAGGCAGACTATGATGTAATGCTTCATGCCGGCTCTCTGGATGAATGGAATGATGATTATGAACAGAGTATTATTAATGTTGCTATGTTTGCTATAGATTATTATAACCATTTAATCAATCACATGCAAGGGGGGGGTATATGTAGTTCTAAACCCGGGGCTGTTGCGCCATGCGAGGAGACGGACGAAGAGACGATTGAAGGCTACATGCCGCCAGAAGAATCTCATGTGGAGCCTATTGAGCCTTTCCATTTAGAATTACATGTACTCCGTGAAGTCCCTGCTAAATGGATTCAAAAAAGAGCTTATCCTGATATTGATAAATGGATTCACAAGAATCATATTAATATGGATGTAGGCGCTAACAGTTTTAGGGAGTTTAATGGCAGGAAGATTGAGGGGATTAAGGAATTTGCCCAGTTTCTATCGTCTATGAATCTAAAATACGAGTTAGCACTTCCTAGGAATGCTAAGGCATTACAGAAGGTAGAAGATATTATAAAGGAAAACTCTGTATTAGAGCCTGAGAATCGCCGTATGGCGGCTGAATATGCAACTCTAGCGCCTCATTTTGATGAGTGGGAGCGTCTACACCGACTATCAAAGGCTAAAGAGTCCCACGCTCGTAGCCAATCAACGAGAAAGAAGTATCGTGAGGCGGCATATACTCAAGTTTATAATGATGCTCTAGCGCCCCGCCCCGAATTATTCAAGCCATCTCTAGGTAGTGGTAATAAGCCATCCAAAAACTTTATGCGCATGGTGCGCAAAGCTTTTTATTCAAAGTAGAGTAGATGAAACTCCTCGGACTCTTAGTGAGTAAAGCGAAAGGCAAGAAATATGCTGCAGTATTTAGAAAGGATGATGGCTCTAGGAAGACTGTTAATTTTGGGGCTAGAGATTACGAAGACTATACACAACACCACGATGCCACTCGGCGTGATAGATATTTACTCCGGCATCAGCATGAAAACTGGGAGCAACCCGATACGCCAGGTGCCTTGAGCGCATGGATATTGTGGGGGCAATATACGGATATACGGAAGAACCTGAATTACTTTAAAAAGCACTTTTCCCTTTAGTGCGTTTTTACTATCTGGTAATAATGTCGGCTCCGGATAGATGTGGAGAGACGATTTGGCGTTCGGGCAGTCTTATGAAAAAGAAGCAGTACGATTATTAGGAGATGGGGAAGTTGTCACGCCCCCGCCCAATACTAAGCACAGTCCCTGGGACTTCTTGCATAACGGAAGAGCCTATGAAGTCAAAGCTGATAGACACACCGCCCGAACAGGAAACCTCTGTATTGAATACGAACACACTCAAAATCCGTCTGGACTCAGTATCACAGAAGCAGGAGAGTGGATATACTTTGCTGTCAAGGCTGATGGATATACCTGTTATAAAATACCTGTGCCTGTTCTTAAGAATGCCGTTTCAGTTCCCGGAGTCCGCAAATGGCACACCGACGGGGGCAACTCAAAGTTCTATCTCATCCCAGCCGATGCGTTTGAGTCCTACAAGTTTAGCGGAGTTTAGGGGGCGAAGTATATCATTCAAGGAGTGATATACTTTACCTACTACATCGTGGGACTCGGGGGACTCGGGGGGCTTTTTCCAGCGTTTAGCGTAGGTAGGCTCCCTTATGGGCTTTCCAACCTGCAGGGAATTGATAATTCGTAATTAACAACTCTGGCCTGTCTTTCTCCCCGACAGAGAGCGTCTTGACTGTCTTTCTAGGGTGTCCCTTAACAACTACACCGGCTAAATGATAACCTCTAAATAATTCTCTAATGTATGGAGAATCATTTATAGTCACTAGCCATTTCCCTTTCATCTTCGCAAGGGCATCCCGAAACTTCTCAAAGTCAAATGCGCCATTATTTGCATACCCTAGTCCACCCGAGTTTTCGTAGGGCGGATCGAAGAAGAAGAATGCGTTCTTGTTATCATACCCTCTTATGATTTTTAGATAATCTTCTGAATGTACAGTTGTGTGTGCCATGCGGGCTTTGTATTCAGCAATATGTTTTGTTTTGTTATAAGGATTGAGCTTCTCCTTCATTGTTGCCGTACTTCCTTTTTCAATCTTCCGTCCCATATAACCGTAGCAGTGGCGTATAATCATCTCTGTTAAGGCTCCAGGCGTATCCTTATGAGGACGCTCTAAGAAAGCTCGTATCTCGGCTTTTGTATGGGGCTGAGGATATAAGGATAAATCTGTAGGGGCTGTTTTAATGAGACGGAATGTCTTGGCGATATCTTTATCTAAATCATTAATAACTTCTCTTTCACTTGGATCCTTGTACCAATAGACTGCACCCGAGCCAACAAAGGGTTCTACATAGGTTGTGTGTTCTGGAATGAGATAGTTAATTAGTTCAGCAAATCTCTTTTTACTTCCAACACGACATAACATAGGAGGCAGGGATGCTTCGGGTTCTGCAGCCCCACCTACAAAATTCTTGAGTCCATGAGCTTCATAAGTATCCCATATCTTCTTGGGAAGGAATGTAGAAGCTAAATATCCTAATATACCTTTCTTGGGTGCAGCACGGACTTCTGAGCCTGGTGTGAATTGTCCCATAGTCTGATAGAGCGGATCATCTTCACGATAGACTCTTTTGTTCTTGGATTCTTTTCCTATATTCTTGGGTTCAATCGCTGGATTATAACTTAGCCCAGAGCTAATGAAACCTTCTTCTAATAATAAATCCACCATAGCTCCACCTAAGCTATAGCCTACACCGATATAATTATATTCATCAGGTTCATATTGTTGTTGTAAATCATAAACAGCCATCTTCAATTGTTTATAAAGAGATGAGTTCGCTAATTGATTGACAAGAATAGATAAGTCTGCAGTTATATCTTCTAGATGAGATATACGGGTTCCTGATACAGCTACAATAACTGTATCATCATCGGCATAGAACTTCGCTGTCGGTATAGATTTAATAAGTTTATAATTACCGAAGCTCCCGCTCTTGTTTTTCATTGCTGCCTGTGCCATCTCTTGCTGTATAGACTGGGAAGGCGTTGCTCCCCCCACTCCACGGAGTTCTGCTAAACTCATCGTATGTAAAGCCATTCTGTTTCATTGTTAGAAAAACTTCCTTATTCATATCCGCCAGTAGATTGTGGACGATATTGTAATTGGTTGCATAAAGGTTCATACACAACTTAGAGTTTCTCATTACATTGATTTGAGAATTCACTAGGTTGCCTCCCAGATAGGAAAAGTCGCAATATCTCCACTTCATTGCCGGAGCCTTAGGTAAAAAACTCTGAAAATATCCCCCCGAGTCCCCCGAGTCCCCCGATGTAGTAAAACGATGTATATCGTCTTGCGACATAATGGTTGCCGGCAGCATTCTATTAATCCGTCTTATTATATACAGCTTGTTGAACCGCCACCGTATGCCCCATGGCTTCTGCATCTTTCTCCATCTCCTTTTTGACATCGCCAAACTTGGAGCTTACATAGATATGCCGGAGCATGGAAGAGCCGATATGCTTCCCGAATACTTTATTGAGAATCCGAGTGATGCTATTGACACTACTGAGTGCGCTGCCGTCGCCATTGACGAGGAACTTCATTTCAGTTTGCCCCTTGCTTGGGTGCAGTTTAATATACTGATTGATAATAGAAAGAAGAGGCTTATTGTCAGCGATAGATAACTCCTGTGCGCCATGAGCTTTGCTAGTCTTATACTTATTAAATATAAACTTGCTAGTAGCAATATCATAATAGTTCTTATCCTTTGAAAGAGCATCTGTCCACTTCTTAACAATGTATAAATCCTGATAGTCCTGGTTGCGCCGGGGAGGAGTAAGCGTATAGAGGGATAGGAGTACATAGGACAATAGGGAATTCCAATTCGCCGGGGTAATTAACTTAGACTTCGCAAACTTCGCCACGTCCTCTGCAAGTTTTGATTGAACCGTCATTACCTCTTCCCAGGTAATCCAATTCGCCGCTTGGGTATCCGTCTTGACACCTGTCTCAGCAGCACGAGCTTTCTTAGACGCTTCCATCATCCGCTCGTAATAGAAGTTATAGATAGCCTTGTAGGTAGGCTTATCCTTCTCCAAACTTAGGACGCTTACGACTGCACCTAATACAGACTTCTGAGTGCTTTCAGCATACTCGCTGATACGCTTCATAACCTCATCACGCTTCTTTAGAAATCCTAGATTAGAATAGCTCAGCCCCTTGTTCAGTTGCTTGAGTTGATTGACATACTCATCAGCTGTCGTCTCTGTGACTTGACGAGCATCAATA